CGGGAGATCACGAATTTCCGAACCGTCGTCAGCCGCCGGCGCCGGATCAGCGGATGTTAGGACATCCTCCCCGGCACCGGACGGCTCGACGAATGACGATGATTGCGCGGCCAAAGCTATGCCAGTATCCGCTCCGCGCAGAGCATCATCGTCGGTTTTTTCAGCTCCTCCTTCGCCCTGGACTGGAGCTAAAGGCAGCGGACTGGCGTCTGAATCGGTTGCCCGTCTCTCCGGGCCGTCGCGTCCATTCTCAGACGTTGCAGACGCCGTCCGCCCGGCGTCGGGCCTACTCCCATCTCCCGACACGCTGTCGGACGGAACGCTCGGGTCCGGTTCCGGCACGGTCGCGCCGTTGCCCGTGGATGGTTTCGCTGCGGGATCTGTTTCGAGACCGAGCGCGGCCTCGATGGCGGCGAGCGAGCAATCTCCGGAGCCATCCAGACGCACCGCCAGTTCAGCGAGGACATCGATGCGGCCAAGGCAGAGATACAGATCCGCCTGAAGTTGCTTGAGGTTGGCGATCTCAGCGCGAAAGAGCCTTAGCACGCGCGCCTCCGTCCTATCATCAGCGTGCATGCGGACCTCTCAATCGGGCTGGCGCGCACTTGGCGCAGTACCATTCGCCGATCTCGCCCTTCAGCAGCGCCACGTTCTCGCCGAACATGCCGGCGGCGCCGCATTCGCAGCATTCGAGTTCGAGTACGGTTGGAACCGGACGTGCGGTGGGAGCCGCCTCGTCGTTCCGTCCGGACTGACCTGGAACGGCGAAGACAACGCGACTACGCATGCCGCAGCCGGCCTTCGTCGAAGAGGTGGAATTCGCTAGCGCGTCCGGCGAATTTCGCCGCCGCCCAATCGAACAATCCTGCCGCGTCTGCCATGTTATCGTCGCGGCAGTTCTCCGGGATGTAGCCGAGCAGCCGCGCGCGGAGGATCATCTGGCGCTTAGTTTCCTCGCGGGAGCCGAAATTTGCTCGGCCGAGGAAATGCTTCCGCATGGTCGCAGGCCACGCCTTGACACAGTGAATGCCGTAGCATTTGGCGATGCCACGAACCGCGCCGACCATCAGCGGCGGCATGATGATCGATTCCTGGCTACGCCTGATCTCCCGCTCTCTGCCGTCATTAGAGTTGAAGTTCGGCATCGGCGCCTCGTAGACGATCAGGTCGGGACGGTCTTTCGCGAAGAAGCAGACATCCCTGACGAAGCTGGCGACATTGTCGGCCGCGATCTCCGGATCCTCTCCTGGCCGCTTCATACGCCTTGCCTCGACACGCGGCTTCTCGTCGGAGAGCCCGAGAGCCCATCCGGTCGAAGTCGCGAGATCGAGCGTGAAGATGCGCATGTCAGTGGATCGCGTCCGGCCCGAGGCCACGCTTCTCCTGCTCGGCCACGTACTTGTCGGCCTTCTCTTTGTCGCTTTCCCGCAGAAAGCGGGGGCGCTCGTCGCGCTCTTCGTCGTTCGCGGGAGCAGGCGGGGGAGACTTCGACCTCGCGGCCTTCGCGGCGCGCTTGGCCTCCGCTTTTTCCTTCGCGTCGGCAAACTTCACCGCGGCCTCGTCGAGGGGAATGCCGGGAGAGGGAGCCATCGGCGCTGGCGGAGGCTCGGACGACTTCCCTTCGTCCATGCGCGTGGCCGGCGCGGCGCGGCTTGCGTTCGTCCGGTCGAAGACCGCGCCAGCATCCTTCTCGACCGCCTCACCAGGCTTCGCATCGAACAGTCCGAACTGCAGATCGATGCCGTCGTCCTGCATCATCAGGCGCACCTGGGCTAGGATCGCCTCGCGCTCGCCCTGCGGCGATTTCTTGATGATGTCGTAGACCCTGATCGATTTCTTGTTGTAGCCGTAGACCTCGACCATCCGCTTCATGTGTTGCGATAGTTCGCCAGCGGCGGTCTGCTGCGCCGTCTTCAGCGCGTCTCGCTCCTGAATCAGATCGACACGCCGATCCCTATCGGCGGGCATCTTCTCGAGTGCGCCGGCGGCGACATTCGACGCCTTGATCACGTCGCGCTCTTCCTTGCGCGACTGCTTCTCCGCTTCGCTCAGCGGTCTACGTCCACGTTTCACCATGGCGGCAGTTCTCCTGCGAATGTTTGGAAGGGGAGGGTCAGCCAGCGACCAGTGCGGATTCGCCCCACCAGTCGGTGACGAGAGCGCCGTAGGCGTTCTTGTACCGGATGAGGTAGCCGGTCTCGGAATGCGCATATTCCGCGCGGCCGATCACGATGCCGGTCTCGCCGCTCAGCATGAGCGAGACCGTCTGCCCCAAAGCGAATTTAAACATTTCCGTTCTCCTGCTCAGTTGGTGAGATGTTCGGCGCCGGCGGTCAGCTTCAACGCACCCCACAGAAGGAGGTCACGAAGCCTGCGTTTCGCCCATGCCAGCAATTCGCTCTTCAAGCCGAGCGAGCCTGTCTTCGAGTTCCCTGATCCTGTCGCGCGCATCTGCATCCTCCCGTGCTCGCTGGCCCGCGAGCGCCGCCGTTCTGGTCTGGATGGTGGGTTTGATCCGGCGGACGAAGAGTTCCGCCGCCTTGTTTGAGGCCTTGGCGTACCAAAGGTCGAACGCCGGCCAGTATTCGATACCCGCCACTCGCGCCGCATCGCCTATCCGGGCCTTCACCGGGCGATTTGACGGGGCAAGCGAACGGATGAGATCGCGAGCTTCATCGCGAAATCCCCAAGCGTTTTGGGGCATTACCCAACCCTCCTCTGGCAGGGTGAGGGCATGGGAAAACCAGCAACACAGATCACGCTGCGCCCCCCGGATCGAGGGATCGCGTTGCCGTCCTGCGTCACGAACGGCGGCGGATAGATGTCGGGACGAATTTCGTGCCGAGGGATGCCCGTCACGCGCTCGACATCGAGAACCCGCTCAGCGGGGACGCGATTTTTCGCCCATCGAGAGACCGTGGCCTTGTCCGCGCCAACATGCCGAGCAAGGTCGGTTAGCCGAAGGCCGCGGCTGCGCAATGCTGATTGGAGGGGAGACGCAATCATGTTCGCGAATGTTGCACAACATGCAACAAGCGTCAACGGAATTGGTTGCACAACCGCTTAACGACGAAAATCTCAGAGAAATCTATGATTTTCACATGCAGGACGTCGTCAAGATTCATCCATCGAAGCAACCGAGGCGACCGCACCACATTTCTGATTGGGCGGAGAAGTACAACTTGTCCCAAGCTGATATAGCGAGGGAGACTGGCGCGGATAAAGGGCTAGTATCGAGATGGTTTTCCGGAGCGTCGCCGAGCGTGACCTATCAGGAGAAGCTCGCGGCTCTTTTCAATTGCGAGATTGAATCTCTGTTCAGGGATCCTGATGATGATTGGATGAGGCGTTTTTTTGCTGGCAGGTCGAAAGAGGAAACTGAGAGAATAAAAGCTACACTTGAGGTCGCGTTTCCAAGGGCTGCATCAAATAAATAAACTCATATAGCGAGAATTATTCATGATAGTTATTTTGCTTTTTGTCATAATAATTATTCTGCTAGCCGCTTTTTTTCCAGCGATATTATGGCTTTTTGGGTCGATTATCTTTTTGCCATTCGCCGTTGCGTGGAAAGGCATTAGCAGCGGAGACCCGATTGTTTATTTGATCATTCTAGGGGGCATCGGGATTGGGGTCGCTTCAAAATTTATCCAGGGATCTGGCAACCGCAAGATATGATTCGCGCGGATGTTTAGCCACTCGGTTCAGGATATGACTCCGGTATCCGCTTACTGAACATATGTTATTTTTAATGTTTTCAAATCCAACAGCTATAGCTAGCTGAACGGTTCAAGATAGGTCTAGCTCTTCAACAACGTATCAGCTTTCTCGACTTGCGGATCCTTTGGTTCCGCGAGATCGCTTCGCTTTTGTGGCGCCCCGGAAAATGCCTGTCAACAAAAAGTTGCAAGAAGTGCATCGATCGCGTTGACGGATGTTGCAACTTATGCAACAAATCCTCATCCAACGCATTCCCAGGGCGAGGATGTCATGCAGCATATTCCGATGAGCGCTCCTGCGCTCGCTCCGCGGCACGCGGCCTTCGGGCCTCTCTTGAGGGGGCTTGCCAGCGCCGAGACCAGCGCCGAGGCGCTGCGCATCTGCCGGACTGCAATCGAGACGATTGAGGCGGCATGGCCCGTTGGCAGAGGAATTCGATCTGTCAGCCAATCCGATGCCCTTACCGCTTACGGCTGGCTCCTCGCTCGCGAGGCAGAATTGCGCTGCGCCGCGTGAGCGGCAGGCGCAACGGAAGGACTGCCGGCCGCCGGCGCCTCAATCGTGAGGCCCTTCCGACAATTCGCACAAAGCCATTGGCAATCACCGCTGTTCGCTTCGGCAGCCAAATCAGGATCTACGCATGACCGTTCCTGACATCTACGCCGTCTGGCGATCCTTGCTCCCGTCATCCGGTCGCCCCGCTGCGGACAGCCCGGTTTCTGCCGGCTTCTGGAGGCTCTCTAGCGCGAAGGGGCACGCGACTCCTGTCGCGACATGGTTCGACGATGGCTGGGTCGCCAGCGTTGGAGAGGCCTTCCTCTCGGACATCGACGGCGATGAGTGGCTCAAGTTTGTCGACAGCACCTGGCCGCGTCTCGAGGCGATGGAGGAGGCGGCATACAATACCGCCAGGGAAACTGGTCGCTGGCCTGACGTCGTGCCGGTCGCGCGAGGCGAAAATCTCCCGGCTGAAGGCGTCGAGAGGCTGAAGGCCGAGATCGACGGGCTGGCCGAGCGGGCAGAAGAAATCCTCCGCCGCGGCGCGGCGCGGACCAAGGAAGAGGCTGATATCGCCTCGAACCTCGCGAGCGACGCGGTTGCTTTGAAGGGCCGGGCCATCGACCTGCACAAGGCGGAGAAGGATCCCCACCTCAAGGCAGGACGTGCCGTCGACGGGGTCTATTTTCCGCTGCGCGACCGTATGGCCGACGTCTCTTCCGACCTCAAGGCGAAGGTTATCAACCCTTATCAGGTCGAGCAGGCGCGGCTTCGGAAGGAAGCGGCGGAGAAAGCCGAGGACGCTGGACAAGCGGTCGAAGCCAAGAGCGTTTCGACCGGCGCTAAGGGGCGAAAGGCGAAGCTGATCGATGTCCGGTACGGCCGTGTCGTCGATCCGGTCGCCTTCGCGAAGTGGCTTGCCGAGCGAGACCCCCCGAACCCCGACATGGTCGAACTCCTGACCCGGACGGCGAACAGGATGGCGTCTGTCGGCGCGGCCGCGCCTGGCGTCGAGATCTACACGAAGCAGGAGACGCGCTGATGTTGCCTCCTCGCTTCTGGATGATCCACGGGCACGGCCGCGGCGCGCCGACGGTCCAGCATAACAGCTTCGAGAAGGCTCTCGACGAAGCGAAGCGGCTCGCACGCAACGACCCTGGCACCCGATTCTTCGTCCTCGAGTCCGTGGCAATCGCGGTGAAGCCCGATGTCGATGTGCTGCTGTTCTCGAAGCGCCAGCAGCCAACGCCCATCAATACCGACGACGAAATTCCCTTCTGAGGTGCGCCAATGAACGAGGTTTCCACTCTCCAAACAGCGCGGACTCCGCGCGAGTATCGCGTGGTCGAAGACGCCATTCCTGTACTCGACACCGCTCGATTCGAGCACATGCACCGGATTGCGTCCGTCATGGCGCGTTCGACGCTCGTTCCCGAAGCGCTGACTCATGTCGTCGCGGAGAAGGACGGCTGGCGTTCGGCGGAGCCGCTGCCATACGAGCATGCTATCGCGAACTGTTTCCTCGTCGTGAACCAGGCGATCCGCTGGAACATGGATCCGTTCTCGGTGGCGCAGTGCTGCTCTGTCGTGCGGGGCAAGCTGATGCACGAGGGTAAGCTGATCTCAGCCGTTCTCGATACGAAGCTCGGCTACAAGCTCTCGCTGAACTGGAACGACAAGAGCGGCGACGCTTTTGGGATCGCGGTCGAAGGGCCGCCCGACCAATACGGACAGCCTCGCGTGGTTTCCGGCACGGTCGGCGAGTGGAAGACTTCCGGATCGAACTCGCCCTGGCTCAAGCCAGCCCAGGCCAAACTGCAGCTCGCCTATCGTGGCACGCGCGAGTGGTGCAGGCTGTACGAGCCGGCGATCCTGCTCGGCGTCTATTCGCCCGACGAGATGGATGACCTCCAGGAGGAGGCCAAGACCAGGCGCAGTCGAGTTGCGCCGCCGTCCGCGCCGCTGGCGATCACCCATGCCGACAATTCAGGTTCCGCCCGCGACCCCCGCCCGACGGCGAGTGTTTCGGCGGACAGTGCCGCCGCGTCCACCGCATCAGCCCCCCATACGGACGCGGCGGCACACAGCGCTGTCGAGGTTTCGGACAGATCCGCCAGGGACAGCGTGATCGCCGATGCGTTCATCGCTCGGGTGAAGAACGTTGCAGATCTGGATTTCCTCGAAGCCGCCCACGAGGCTTTCGTGACGGGGGAGGGGAAAACGCTCGAGTACAAGGGCGCCGAATATTCCCGATGCGAGGAAGCCTACCAGGTCCGCAAGCGCGAGATTGAGGCGCGGCAGAATGATGCCGGCGCACCGACGGGAGGCCCCGATCTTCTCGCGGCGCTGGCTGACACCCTCGTGTCCGACTTCGGCCGAGCCGCAACGATCCGAGATCTCGACCGGCTCTACGAGCAGGATGAGGACAAGGTCGCGGAAATGTCGCGCGACGACAGGAACCGGGTCCAGAACGCCTATGAGGCGGCCGTCGCGCGGATCAAGGGCGCTGCAGACGCGCAGAAGGCTGCCGAAGCCAAGTCGGCGGCGCAGCCGACGGCATCCGGTGATCCCTCCACCGCCGCGGAATACGAAGCCTTGCTCAAGGACAAGATCGCCGAAGCCAGCGACGACAACGTCCTGAAGAAGTGGTGGTTCGACACGAGCGAGATCCGCCAAAAGCTCATCACAGACGAGACGAGGCGCAAGGCGCTGCGGGATCGCGTGTGGGCTCGCCTCGACGAGCTGCGCGGAGCCCGGTGATGCTCATCCGCATCGTCGACATTGAGACCTTGGGGCTGGAAGCGGCCGACGGCGTCTGCGAGGTGGGGATCTGCGATCTCTACGACGACGAGGTGTGCCACCTCTGGTCGCAACTCGTCGACGCCGGCAAGCCGATCCCGCCGCAAATGTCTGCCGTCCATCACATATGCGATCAGGACGTGATAGGCGCGCGAAGCTTCGAGCAGATCGTTAACGAAATGCTCGATCCGGAAGACGGCGAGATAGACGCCTACTGCGCGCACAATAACAGGTTTGAGCGGGTCTTCATCACGAGTGATATGACGGCTGGGAAGCCGTGGATCGACACGTATCGCTGCGCTCTTCGTCTCTGGCCGAACGCCCCGGCTCATACAAACCAGACCCTGCGCTACTGGATGAGGCCGGCAGGTCTGGACCGCTCGATTGCCGCTCTCTCGCATCGTGCAGGGCCGGACGCCTACGTCACCGCCTTCCTGCTCAGGGAGATGCTTCGACAGGAATCCTTCGATCAGCTCCTGGCATGGTCTTCGGAGCCTGCGCTTCTGGTCAAGGTCGGGTTCGGCAAGCACTTCGGCCTGCGGTGGGACGAGGTTCCGTCTGGTTATCTCGAATGGGTCGCGAAACAGGACATGGACGAGGACGTCCTGTTCACCGCGAACCACTACCTGCGCATCAAGGACGCCCGCTGAAATGGCGCGTCCGAAAGCTGACAAGCCCTCCATCTTCCTGATCGTCACGCCGCGCGGTTTCGAGCCGGCGACGCAATGGGATGCCGAGATTCACGGCCGGTACAAGATTGGCCGGCGTGTCGAAGCCAGCCTTAGCGATCCGCGCTCCATGCAGCAGGAGCGGCTGCTGTGGCGCATTCTTGGCATCGTCGTCGGCAATCAGGATGTCTATCCGACGGCGCAGGCGCTGATGACCGCGCTCAAAATCGCACTCGCTCACGTCGACTCTGTGATGTTGATCGGCGGTGGCGTGCATGTCGAGCCACGCTCGCTCACCGACTTCGACAGCGATGAATTCAATCGCTTCTTCGACGAGGCGCTTCGGGTAATCGCGACCGAGGTGATCCCTGGCTTGGATATCGATGCGCTGGTGAAGGAAGGCCGGATCGCTGTCGATAGGAGGGCTGGATAATGCAGTTCAGCCCGCAGCAGGATCAGGCAATCAAGGCGGTTTCCCGCTGGCTTCGCGATCGGGACAGCCAAGTGTTCTATCTCGCCGGTTTTGCGGGCACGGGAAAGACCACGCTTGCGAAGACGCTGGCCTCGGATGTGAAGGGGCAGGTGCTGTATGGCGCCTTCACAGGCAAGGCCGCACTAGTTCTGCGGCGCAAGGGCTGCTCGAACGCCAGCACCATCCACTCGATGATCTACAAGGTCAAAGAGGGGGAGACATGGCAGCCGCGCTTTGCGCTCAATCCCTCCAGCGACGTTCGGGATGCGAAGCTCGTCATCATCGACGAGTGCTCCATGGTCGGCGAGGAGCTTGGCCGGGATCTTCTTTCCTTCGGCACCAAGGTTCTCGTGCTTGGAGACCCGGCGCAGCTTCCCCCGGTCAAGGGTGAGGGCTTTTTTACTGCCCGCCAGCCCGACTTCATGCTGACCGATGTGCACCGCCAAGCTGCGGAGAACCCAATCATCCGTATGTCGATGACGGTTCGCGAGGGCGGCCGTCTGTCGTTCGGCGACTACGGCGTCAGCAGGGTCATCCCCCGAGACCGGGTCGAACAGTCGGACGTGATGGATGCCGATATCGTCCTGTGCGGCAAAAACCGCTCGCGGCGATCCTACAACGCCCGGATCCGGACTTTGCTCGGTCGCGACGATCCACTTCCCGTTCCGCAGGACAGGCTGGTCTGCCTCAAGAACGATCGGGAGAAGAAGCTCCTGAACGGTGGACTGTGGGAGGCCGTGACCGTCAAGCGCAAGAATTCGACGATGTTGCGCATGACTGTCCGATCAGATGATGCGGTCGACAGCAAGCCGACGGACGTTGAGGTTCTGTCCGAGTTCTTCACCGGGGACGAAAAGCAGATCCCCTGGGAAGCGACGCGCGGAACGCAGCAGCTCACGTTCGGATACGCGCTGACCGTCCACAAGAGCCAAGGCTCGCAATGGGACGACGTCTACGTTTTCGACGAGTCAGACGCCTTCCGAGAGAACCGGAAAGAGCACCTCTACACCGCGATCACGCGCGCTGCTGAGCGCGTGACGATCGTCCAGTCGTGACCATCAGAAGGAGAGAAACCATGGCTGACCACAAGGCCATCGACGCGATCCGCTCGATCAATGCGGAAGAGGCGCTGAACGCGCGGATCCTGCGCGCAGGCGTGCTGAATCTGCTGACGCTCAAGAAGGAGCAGATCAGATCGTCCGTCTGGACCGCGAGGGACGTGCAGGCGCTCGACGTCATCGAGAGCACGCTCAAGCAGGTGCTGCCGCACGAGCAGGTGCATGCTGAGCAGATTCAGCGGGTGCATCCGCAGACGCCGTTGTCTGGAGACGAGATCCTGAAGGGGATCGTCGGGGAGGCGGCGTGACTGGCGACTTCGCCTTCGGCCTGGCGGTCGGCGTCGTGATCGGCGCGGCGGCGCTCTGGCTCTACCAGCGGATATCCGGCCCGGTCTCGCCTATCACGGACGACGATTTCCGGGGCACCGAATGGTGAACGCTCCGCCGAAGGGCTTCCGACCGCACATGCCCATGCGTGTGAAGGCCGAAGCAGCGCTTATCCGGCTCGGCCTCGAGCCACACGACGTCGAGTTCGACCACGATCCGCCGATTCACATGCGGATCTGGAACGCGGCGAAGGGCGACACCGACCCGCCAGCGAACGACCCGAGGCACATCGTGCCGCGCTCAAAGAGCGAGCACCGGAGGAAGACACACGGCCGGAAAGGGACGTCGGTGCTCTCCAGCTCCGGCGACGGGGACCAGAGCCGCATCGCGAAGCTGCGGCGGACGGAGGCGAGCGAGGAGGAATTCCGCCGCCGCCTTCTCACGAAGGAACCCGGCCAGCCACGGCCGAAGTCGAAGCGCTGGCCGAAGAGGCCTATGGGAAGGGGGAGGGACTGATGGCCGCCAGTTTTTTCAGCGTTATGGCCTTCATCCTCGGCACCATCGGCCTCCAGGAGGCGAAGAACGCTGCAGGGGCGAAGCCGGGCGGATCGAGCGACACCATCATGGGTCGCGCGCTGCTACTCGTGTTTTTGGCGCTGTTCCTCGCGTTCGTTGCAGGGCGCGCGTCATGACGTTCGCCGCCTTCCTGATCATCGGCACCGTGCAGACCGCCGCCGGCCTATACAGCCTGCACGACGCCAGCCGGATCGACGCGGATCTGCGCATGAACGAGCAGATGCTCGCAATCTCCGTTCTCGGCAGTGGCCTTTCGGCGCTGGTCTGCGCGTGGGTGATTGCATGATCGACGCCCGTGAGATCGTCGAGAGCCTGATGACGACCGGATCTGATGGTCGCCCGAAAGGCGCCAGCCAGTTCGATCCGCGCCGCGAACCGAGAGAGGCCGATCTCCGCCTCAAGGCCCGCGAGCTGCTGCGCTTCCTCGAGGAGTGTCCTGACGACGCCTGCGCGATGGATCTGCGCGAGGCCATCAACGACGCATTCCCCGGCGTGCTGTCGGGTGGAGGAATCTGATGAGCATCATCCCGCCATATCCTCTGCAATGGCCGCAGGGCGTCGACCGGACGCCGATAGGGCGCCGCGAGCGCTCGCCGTTCCGCACCGGCTATCCCAAGGCGGTCGATAACGTCGTCAAGGCGCTGAACGGCTTCCAGAAGGACAGCGGCTTCAAGATCGAGCACCCGGTGCTGTCGTCGAATGTCGACCTGATGGGGAGGCTCGCGGAGCCGGACTCCGGCGTCGCAGCGTGGTTCCTGATGGACGGGCAGTACGTTTGCTTTCCGGTCGACCGCTTCAATGACGCCGCGTCGAACGTGCAAGCGATCTACCACATCATCGAGGCACGCCGCGTCGAGGTCCGTTACGGCGGCCCGCGCTTCATTCGGCAGGCCTTCCGTTCGTTCCTGGCGCTCCCGGCGCCGGTCGGCTCGCACTGGTCCGACCTGCTCTGCGTCTCACGCTCGGCAACGAAGGACGAGATCGAGGCGGCTTACCGAGCCGCTGCGAAGGACAAGCATCCCGACCGCGGCGGAACCCACGAGGAGATGTCGGCGCTCACCGCTGCCCGCGCCGCGGCACTGAAGGAACTCGCATGACCTGCTGGTTCACCTCCGATACCCATTTCGGCCACGCCCGCATCCTCGAGCTTGGTCGCGGCCGCCCGTTCGGCTCCGTCGCGGAAATGGACGAGGCGCTGATCGAGCGATGGAACCGCCGTGTGTCCCGGCAGGATGAGGTGTTTCATCTGGGCGACTTCGCGTTCGCTGACCACGACGCCTACCTCTCTCGCCTCAACGGCCAGAAGCGCCTGATCCGCGGCAACCACGACCACTCGAACCGGGTCAAGAAGGCGACGCTCTGGCAGACCGTCGACAAGATGCTACGCATCGAGCGGTCTGGCATCGAGATCGTGCTCTGCCACTACGCGATGAGGGTTTGGGCCGGCTCCGGCAAGGGCTCGCTGCAATTCTACGGACACAGCCACGGCAACCTGCCGGGCGACAACCGTTCAACGGACGTCGGGGTCGACTGCTGGGAGTTCCAGCCGGTCTGCATTGGGGAAATCGTGCAGCGTCTCGCGCGCCAGCCCTACCGGATCGAGCCCGATCATCATGGCGGAGGCGCCCGGCACGACTTCGCCACCGTGACCATGCCGGAGAGGCTGGCGATCGAGAAGGGGTTCGCATGACCGAGTTGACCGTCACGAAGGAAATCCGCGTCGGCCATTTCTATTGCGGCATCGGTGGAGGCGCCAAGGGGTTCCGCAAGGGCTCGGCGCGGGTCGGCAATATGCGTGCGGAATTCCGCAACATCGGCGGCATCGATTCCGATCCGGCGGCGATCGAAGGGTTCAACCGGCTCGCCGGATGCCGTGGCACAGTGCTCGACCTGTTCAGCCTGGAGCAGTATCGCGCCTTCCATGGCAGGGAGCCGCCGCCTGGCTGGACGCTGGCCGGAACCGCCGACGTCCACCGCGCCTTCGGATACGAGCGCCCGCACATCGTCTTCTTGTCGGCGCCGTGCAAGGGCTTCTCGGGACTGCTTAGCGAGAAGGTTTCGCTGAGCCCAAAGTACCAAGCGCTCAACGGCCTGACGCTTCGCGGGATCTGGCTCCTGCTGGAAGCCTACAAGGACGATCCGATCGAATTCATCCTGTTCGAGAACGTGCCGAGGATCGCGACACGCGGCCGTCGGCTGCTCGACCAGATTGAGCAGCTTCTCTCCCATTACGGCTATTCGTTCGCCGAAACGACGCACGACTGCGGCGAGCTTGGCGGTCTCGGCCAGAGCCGCAAGCGCTTTCTCCTGGTCGCGCGACACCGCGAGAAGGTGCCTCCTTTCCTCTACGAACCCCCGAAGCGTCGGCTGCGCGGCGTCGGGGAAATCATCGAGGCACTGCCGCTGCCCGGCGATATGTCGCTCGGCCCGATGCACCGGATGCCGTCCTTGCAGTGGAAGACATGGGTGCGGTTGGCCTTCGTCGAAGCGGGTTCGGACTGGCGCTCGCTGAACAAGCTCCGCGTCGAAGACGGGCTCCTGAAGGACTATGCGCTAGAGCCGGAGACCGTCTTGCACGGCGGCTCGCTCGGCGTTCATCGATGGGACGACCCGAGCGGTGTGGTCGCAACCCGCGCCGGCCCGACGAACGGCGCCTTCAGCGTCGCCGATCCTCGCCACCAGGACGGCGCCGCGCAGTACCAGCAGTACGGTGTGCTCGGGTGGGACGAAACGGCCGGCTCGGTCATCAACGTCAAGTCACCCGGGCAGGGGACGTTCTCGGTCAGCGATCCGAGGCCAAACCTTGCCGAGGGCACGCATCGAAACATCTATCGGATCGTGCCGTGGGGGCACCCATCAGGATCTGTAACCAGTGCGTCGCATGTGGCGGGTGGCGCTGGAGCAGTTGCCGATCCGCGCACCGGCTTTGGCCCGAATTCACACCGCAACAAGCTGAGCGTTGTCGGGTGGGAAGCCACGAGCGGCACCGTGACCGGATCCGACCGCGTTGGCTCCGGAGCGCTGAGCGTTGCGGATCCGAGGGCCGGCAGCGTCCACGAAGGCGGCGGCAAGTACCGTGTGTCGCGGATGGACGAGCCTGCCGGGACAGTGATCTCGGCCAGCACGACGGGCAACGGTGCGTTCGCCGTGGCCGATCCCAGGCCGGAGGCATTCAAGGACGGCCGGCCGAGCTACGTGACGCAGTCGCACTACGGCGTCCTGCCGTGGGGGGACCACAGCGGTGCCGTGCCGGCCTACGCGAAGTACGACCGCGGCGCATGGTCGGTCGCCGACCCCCGTGAAATTTTTCCGCCCTCAAATGAGGCCGAGAAAATTTCCGCCCTTCCGGCGCTCGACGACAAGCTGATCTGCGTCATCCGCGCGCTGGATGGAACCTGGCATCGTCCGTTCACGACGCTGGAACTGGCCGCGTTGCAGAGCCTCGTCGATCCGGACGAAGCATTCGTGCTCGCGGGCGGATCGGATTCGACGTGGCGCGAGCAGATCGGCAACTGCGTGCCGCCGGACGCCGCGCAGGCCATCGCCGACGTGATGGGCCGGACGCTGCTGCTCGCGTGGGCTGGAGAGAGCTTCATGCTCAGCGCCGATCCGATCTGGGTGCAGCCGCTGACGATCGCGCTTTCGGTAGACACGCCGGAGTTGCGCGCATGACCGCCCCCGACCTCCCCACCGCGCTCGCCGCAGCGCAGGCAGAAATCGAGCGGATGCGGAGACGCTCCATCGAGCACCGGAAGACCATCACCGGATTCAGGCTGCTGAACGAACGGCTGACGGCAGAGAACCGGCGGCTCATGGAAATCATCCAAGCAAAGGGGATCGATCCCAATGGAATTCCGTCTCGCAATGCGCGTTGAAGGCGATTGGTGGGTCGCTTACTGCGCCCCGCCCGGCACGATGGAAAATGCGCTCGAAATCGGCCGGATCAGGATGAGCATCGTTGTCCCTGATCGCGAAGCGAAGAATGGCTTCATGGACCTGCTGCAATCGGCGCTCGGCCGAGCCGCTGTCGCCGTTGGCGGAGAGAGCCCCGAGTGGAACGACCCCGAGCCGGCCCCGGAACACGAACGGAGTGGCAACGCATGATCACCGAAGAAGAGTTCCGCGCCCTCAACCCCGGAGCCTCCGATGCGACCTGATCCTGAAGTGGTGCGGGAGATCGTGCGTAACCAGCGCCGTGCGGCGATGATGTACGAGGACTCTCTACAACTGCTCACCGACGATAAGGTCAAAGCATACTCTCAGAAGGTGCGGGCGTATCTTCTGGCGAATGCTATCGAGTGCCAACACGAGGCCGCCGTCCACGCCTTCATGGCCCGCACCGCCCTGATCGCCATCATCAATGGAGAGAGTGATGCCGACGCCTGAGCAGATGGTGAATGCCTTCGCGGCCGCCAGCTATCGGCTGGGCTGCGTTTCACTGCGCAGCGTCGAAAAAGTCCGCGCCGAACGCGATGTTGCTCGTGCCGCTCTCATCACCGCCCTTGAAGAAGGCGAGCGGGCGAAGGCGGAAGTGGCGCGGCTCAGAGAGGCCGCCAAAGGGCAGCTTGTCGTCGTCCATCACGCCAAGGAGGCCATCGCCGACCGCGACCGCCTCGCTGCGGAGGTGGAGAGGCTGAGGGGAGCGCTGGACGCGGTACGAGAGTTCGTGCGGACGACTGAGGAGGCCCTAGTGCTCGGCTACATGCAGACTGATGTGCCATACGTCGAGCGCATCCGTTCGATTCTCTCGACGATTGACCTCGCCGGACGGGCTGATCGAACTGGCGAACCGGCCGGTTTGCGGGGCGGTGTAGGATGAGCCGCTGGGCCGACGCGCATGTTGGGGATGTATCACTGCGGATCATGGTCCGCGTGCTTGCAATCTCCGTTGATGATTTTGAGCGCATGCGCCCGGAACTCGAAGCGCGCGGCTTCCCAAAACCGGACTCGACCACCGGAAACTACGATCTGGACGCCGTTCACGCGTGGAGAAAATTTCGTAACCCGCATTTGTTCGGGTTGACGGCCGTGCCGGCGGCGCGCGACTCTTCGATCGATTTCGATAATCGATTGGAGGGATTGCGTGCCCAAGCGTCCGGCGCCAGGCGGGGCAAGACATAGAACCGTGAAAATCCCGTACACACGCGTCATCAACGGCAATCGGTTTTTTGAGCCGCGTGGTCGCATGCGCGAGCACGGCTTCGAGCCGCGCGGTCTTGGCCCCGAATGCGAAGAAGCCAGGAAGAAGGCGTGGGCGCTCTACGAGGATTGGATGTTCATCCGCGACGGCGTTCCGAAGCCGCCTGAGAAGCCCCATGCCGTAGGGAAGGATGCGACCAGCCTCGCCAGGGTCTACCCGAGGGGATCGGTTGGCGCGGCCTGGCAGGAATGGATCAAGACGGACGAATGGGCCGAAAAAGCCCTATCTACTCGCACGAAGATCTGGTGGCCGGCATGGCTGCACCGGATCGATCCCGTGTTCGGAGACGCGCATCCTGACACAATCACAATGGCGCATTTGTCGAAGTGGCGGAAGAAGATCCACGAAACGAACGGGATCGACGCCGCGCACAAGGCGATGAAGGTTTTCCGGGCTCTTTGGAAGATCATGGTCGCGCTGCGATATACGCAGCTTGCGGATCCGTCAGCGAAGATCGTCAACCGCGCGCCGCCATCTCGCGATCAGCGATATAGCCATGGCGAAGCGATGCTCCGTGCCAAGGTTGCCTGGCGCGAGGGCTATCGCGGGCTCGCCTGCATCATTGTCGTGGCATGGGATACAGGCTTTGCCCCGAAGGACGTCCGCACCTTGCGCAAGCGGCATATGGAGACGGATCAAAAGACCGGACACCTCTATTTCGACCTTACAGAGCACGGCCGGGCAAAAACCGGAGTCGCGGTTATTGGCACGATGTCGAAATTTGGCGACTGGCTCATCCGGCGATACCTCAACGAAGGCGGACTCGAGATGGTCGACGAAGCCTTTCTCTTTCGGATGCGTGGCGGCAACCCCTATGGGGAGAGCCGGCTCGGAGCCGACTACGCCGCTATCCGCGCGATCATCGACAAGGAAGACAAACGCCAGCTTCGCGACATGCGGCGCTCAGGCGTGATCGAAGTTTTCACGGGAGGAGGGGAGGCCGTCGACGTCGCGGAGAAGTTCGGCAACTCGATCGACCGTTCGTCGAAGCTGTTCAAGACCTACAATCCGGTCGACCTGTTGAAGGTCAAGGCAGCCGACGAAGTGCGCCTGGAGGGGCGGCGCCGAAGGAACAAAGGGTGAGGCATTTTCCGAATGGCACCCCGGAAAGCAGCCCGGCGATTCCGAACGGGTTAGCTAAGCGATTGAAATAACTGGAGCGGGTGAAGGGAATCGAACCCTCGTATTCAGCTTGGAAGGCTGCTGCTCTACCATTGAGCTACACCCGCGCCGG